GTATTTCACAAGGCTTTGGCTGTAGTGCTACAGGCGAAACACTTATAGTTACAAGACTTATTCATAAAAGTGGTGGCATAATTAAAAGCGAACTGCCAATATTTTTATCAGAAAAAGATATGGCTAATCCTAAGAAAAACCAAACCCATATATGGGGTGGTGCAGTTACATACCAAAGAAGATACAGCATTAAGTTGATCTTAGGTCTTGAGACAGATATGGATTTTAATATGGAAGAAGAAGAAAAAGTGCAAGAAAAAAAAATAAATAAAGGCGAAGTTATAGAAACATTACGAGAACAAGTACAAGCAAAGGTATCTAATCAACCAGATACCGATGCAACTTTTGGTCTAGCAAAAAATGCAATATTAAACGCAAAAAGCAGAGAACAATTAACAGACCATCAGAAAAACATTGCAACTCGATTTACACAAGGAAAACTGACTATTACACAAAAAGAGGAATTACAAACTCTTATTGTTAATAAGATAAAGGTACTTAAATAATGGAACAAGACCAGCCTTATCTATCAACCAAAGACCTCGCAGAAAGATATGGTATTACTCAAAGAACCATCAAGAAATGGCGAACTAATACCAGACGAGGTAAAGCAGAAGGTCCAGAGTGGTACAACGTATCACGACAGGCTACTGCTATGGGTAAACCTCTAATCAGATATGCCCTACCTCATGTTCTTGCATGGGAAGAAACAAATTCAATTACACCTATCAAATCTTTTTAATTATGGCTTACGAAAATTTATTTCAAGGACGTTTAGTTCTTTTCAATAACTCTGAAAAAAAATCAGAAAAGTCACCAGACTTAGGTGGCAACATAGAATACACTTTGCAAGATGCTATGGCACTAGCAGAGTGGATTACAGCCCAAGAGGGCGAAGATAATTATGCTGGTGAAAAGGTAGTCAAGATACCTGTTAGTGCTTGGCATAGAGAATCTAAAAATGGCACATCTTTCATATCAGGTTCCACTTCAGTATTAAAAACTGAAAAAGAAGAACTACCTTTTTAACATGGCAAAAATTCTAAGAAAAGTTTCTGATCCTAAATTACCTCTCAACGTCGCAGTATTTCAAGACCATTTAGCACTTGGTCTTGAGTGCTTTGAACTTGATTGGTTTGACTTTAAACCAATGACTTGCTCTAATGAAGAATATGGTGATGGTCTTGCTTTTTCACAACTAGATGTTGGCCACAAAGATTGCTGCAAAACTGAATATTGTTTAATTATTTCTAATCATGGTATACATTTTCCTAACCAAAAAATTATGCCTTTTAGTAACGAACAACCACCAACAAAAATGGCCTTGCTTGTTTTAGCAGCAATGGTAATGGTAGAACCACTTAACTTTAAATGTCCAGAATGCGACCATGAGTAATAAAAAAAAACAAAAACTTATAAAAGAACTGCAAAGACAAGTTGCAGATTTGCATAAATTTCAAGAAGATTTTAAAAAAAATATTCCTGATAGTGATAATATGAATTTAAGGGATTTACAATATATGAATGGAATAATGGAAAAAATGAAGTTAGAACATGAAACAGTTTTAAGAGAATATTACAACTTTAAAGAATTATGAGTGATCCAAAAAAACTTTTTCGTTTAAAAGAAATTAGGCGTAAAAACCTTGAAAAAAATTTATTAGATGTTGAACTAAAAGGCTATGACCATTATGTTTTTATGAATGATAGAAACAAAGCACAGGTCGTAAGTAAAGATGGCGCATGGGTTACTGAACATATAAGAACAGCTATTTTAAAATTTAATTATGAAGTCGATAAATTAGAAAAATTAAAAGTCAGAGATTTTACAGATAAAGAGGTTATTGAATATGAAAAAACTTTTTTATCGGGTTAGTTTTTTTTTCTGCTCTTACTTGTTTAACAACAAGATTAGCTTCTAATTCAACTAATCTACCTAATAAAGAGGCAAGAAAAACATCTTGCTCCATTTGATGTCTTATCAAATGAGTGCAGTATCTTTTTATATTGTCATAGTCATTGCTTTTCATAATTTCTCTACATCTCATTTCAACTGATAGCTTTAGCTCTGTAGGTGCTTCTTCTATTTCAATATTAAGAAATTTTTTAATGTTCATTTTGCTGGAAATAATTGTTTTTCTAAAATATCTACTGCTCTGTCATCAAGATTATTAGTCGTTTGTTTGCAAATTGCTCTAAGAAGATCCACGATTAATCTTTTACAAGTTGTTGTCGTAAGAAAGCGTAATAATATAGGCTTTAAAATCTTAACCATGATTTGTGTGTTTTTCCAAACATAGCACTTATTATTGTATTTTGCCTTCTATTCTGCTAACCGCTTGCGATAACTTGTTTAATCTGTTGTATATATCTATTATTGTTTTTTCTCTTCGATTGCTCATATTAGACAACACCATTACAAAAGCGGTAGCTGCCGCACCTATTAACATCGCTTGTACTTCTGTCATTTGCTTAAATTCCTAATTATGTCTAGTATGACAAAAAAACAAGTTATGGCAGAAGAAATTAAAAAAGGTCCACTACAAAAACTGAAGGAAAACATTACTGATAAAGAAGAGCAACTAGCTTTTATATCTGTAATAGTGAGGCTCAGTGTCGTTGCTTGGAGTGGTTTTATAGTAAGCCTTAATTACATATCTTTACCCGGCTACAGTAACGAACCCAAGGATATAACTTTTCCTGCTTCACTTCTAACTGGGGCTCTTGCCAGCTTTGGTTTGGAGGGTGCTAAGAAACGTGGAGATGGTACTTTTAAGCCTGATGAAAAGCCATTAAATAAGAAAGAGGTAGAAGCGTTACTAGCGTCACAGTCAGGATCTTACCAAACAGTTAGAATAGAGACACCAATAAAAATAATTGGTGCAGAAATAGTTGACCCTAATTCATCTAAAAAATGAAAAAGCTTTTTTTACTTGCAGCATTATTAATGCCAGCAGCCCATGCAGATTTAATGCATAAAATGACTAGTTCAACGCAGATTACAGTTGATGGAGCTTACACTATTGCTGAGCGAGGTGCTAGTACATATAGTGTTTCAGGTTCAAATATCAAAGTTGCATCTACTGACGATCATTTTGGTAAGTTAATTGCGCCAGCAAGTGCAACCGCAGCAGCAACTTTAGATGCTGGAACATATGACATTAATACAGCTGGTGCAGCATATTCTTTCCAAGAATCATTTATTGGTGGAGACGCTTTATATGCAGTCGGTTCTGGAGTGGATGTTTCTGCTGGTGTAATTCCAGATTTACCTGTTCTTGCAAAGACAACTACCTACAGTGGTGGAGTCGCTGGAACTTTAGCTGGAACTGTTTTATCAAATAATACAAATACTTGTACCGCAGGGGGGGCTGGAACAACTTGTATAGGACAATTTGTTACTGAACTTTCAATTTTAGATTAATGAAATGGTTTAGTATTTTTGTTTTATTTATATCTAACCCTCTGTATGCTATCCCCGTTGTGCCTAATTTTAGCCAAGGTTCGAGTTTCAGCACCACGAGAACAACTACAAATATTAACGAACAAATTAAAACCGTTGAGTTCTCAGGGTCTACTTATAGCGTTACAGGAACTGGAGTCAGTGCTGATAGACCTATTAGTCCAACATACACTGACTTACAAACTACTTTAAATGGTGAAACCTATACATGGAAGCAAGTAGATTTAGACAACAAAGCAAACTTTTCACTAACAACAAATGGAGCAGCGTTTCAATTTACAGAAGTGTACAAACAACCTTCAGTAAGTCGCATAACAGATGTATCAAGACAAATAACAAGCGAAAGCGTCACAGAAACTACTACAGTCTTCTCCCAGTAATAGTAAGTCTTTTTGGGCAACCAATTTTAGCAAATACTTCATCGACTGCAGCTCCAGTAGCACAAAGTTCATCTTCAGTATCTAATCAAGCGGTGCAGGTATTGCAAGGCAACCTTATAGAGTCGCAATTTGGAAACGGAGTTGTTTGCCAGAACTCTATGCTTACTATTAGTCCATTTGTAACTACTACATTTAACCAAAAACGACCTCAAGATTTAAGATATGAAACGCCAGTATATAATATGGCAACTGATGACAATGGCAACTTAACTAATGCTGGAGAAATTTTATATCATCAACAAAACTATTCTGCTAATAAAGATAATTTAGGGGTTAATTTTGGTATTGCTGCAACGTTTTCAATACCTTTAGGTCGTGCATATCAAGATGCCTGCTTAAAGTCAGCTACTACACAAGAGAAAATACAAAATCAAATATTAAATAACA